CAAACCATGCCGCGCAACCTTTGGGGATTCTAGGTGTAAATACCCAACATCAGGGGACACATGGCAGGCATCAACATCCTATACAGCATCTGAAACATATGATGCAGGTGTTGGTGATTTTGTCTATCCAACCACAACAACACGTTTTTGGTATAGGTGTATTCAGTCAGGCACATCAGGTGGTACGCAACCAACCTGGCCAACTGTTATTGGTGACACAGTGGCAGATGGTGGTTGCATATGGAAATGTGAATACAGATCTGCTGCAGCAACAATTGTCCTTTCACCAATCACTGATGGAAGAACCTTCAACACAGGGTTGACACTTTGGCCTGATAACCATTTTCAAGGTGGAACCCTGACATTTTCATCAGGGCAGAATGTTGGTTTCTGTGGTGAAATAAAATCTTCAACATCAGCAGGTGTGATCACAATGCAGAAGGCATTTCCATTTGTTCCAAATATTGTTGATGCCTTTACTGTTGTTGCAGGCTGCAACAAGGACATCAGTGATGATTGCCTTGACAGGTGGAACAATACAAAGAACTTCAGGGGTGAACCATACACACCCGGTCAGGATAAGGTCAACCAGACACCAAAGGTGAAATAGATGGGATTATTAGGAACAGGCACAGGTGCTGCATTAGGTGCCGTTATTGGTTCCTTTATACCGGGTGTTGGTTGGGCACTTGGTTTCAGCATTGGTGCAAGCATTGGGGCATTGGTATCAGCAGGGGATCCACCCGGTGTCAATGTTGGCAAATTAAATGAATTAAGGGTTTCAGGTGCATCCTTTGGTGATCCAATTAGAAGAACCTATGGCACCATGCGTCAACCAATCCAGATCATCTGGACATCAGGACTAATTGAAAAGAAATCCACAAAGAAGGAAGGGGGTGGATTGTTCACCAGTGGCACTGAAGTCACAACATATAAATATTCAGCAGACCTTGCCTGCCTGATCTGTGAAGGTCCAATTCAGGGCATCCGTAAAATATGGATGAACAGCAAACTTGTCTACAATCTTGGTGATGATGCAGATGGCGCATCAATTGCAGCATCACTTGAAATGGCAAAGTCAGTCACTATATACACAGGAACTGAAACACAGGATCCTGACCCATATCTTGAAGAACAGATTGGTGTTGGTCTGACACCTGCACATAGGGGATATGCATACATAGTTATTGAAGGACTGAAATTAAAGCAATACGGCAACAGGATTCCAAACATTGAAGTTGAAGTTGTGGTTGATACAGCAGGGGATTCTGCCCCAAACATTGTGAATGGTTACACAGGCAGCAATACCATTGAAGGCAGGTCATCAGGCAGGTTGGATGGTGGAACCATATTGACAGCATCTGAAACTGAATTGTCAGCAAGGAATTTTGATCATGAAATCAGAAGGTATGATTTTGATGGCAACCTGAAACAATATACAAAATATGAAATCAGGATTGATGATGCAACAAACCCTGTCAGTGCTGATGCCTATGTGATAAATAATGTTCCCGAAGCATTGTATATCACCAGTCTGCAGCCACCATACCATTCAAGGTTGTATTGGAAAGGTCAGGAAATTGCATTATTGAATTTCACAGGTGGCAATGTTGGTCCACTGGATACTGAAGACTTTGAAGCATATGGAAGGAATGAACACAAGAACACAAGAAGGGGCAATGACAATGAATATTATATTGTTGCCACTGACAAGGCAGGTGGCAGCAATGGATTGATCAGGTACCTGGCAGACATTTACGGCAGGCCAACATACAACTATGACAAGGCATCCTATTTCACAGACCTGTTAAACGATAGCAGGGTTAATACTGACACTAATTTTTGGATATATCCTGATGCTGAAAATCCAAATGAATTTTGGGTTTGGGATACACAGGCAGTCTTGTCTGCATCACCTTCAGAACAGTTTTTTCTTGTGCGGTATGACATTGATTTCAATGTTCTTGCAAAATGGTCCAAGGATACTACAGGCATTTATGGTGGAAACCAGATCAGCAACAACATGTTAATTGGTCCCGGTTATTGTCTTGTAAAGCAATCAAGCACATCACAGACAGCAATACTGTACACGTTTGACCATGAAACAGATGAATCTGAATGGTCTTCTGCTTCTGCCAGTCTGGACAATACAGGAACTTATGGAAGTTTCCTGCCTTTGGGGAATGCCCTTGTTGCAACAAAATATGAAATTGTTACTAGATTACCGATTGCAAACAGTGGTGGTCAGAACCTGTCAGATGTTGTTGAAGACATCTGCCTAGATTCTGGATATGAATCTTCTGATGTTGATGTCACAGGCCTGACAGGGACAGTCAAGGGGTTCAGCATTCCAAGACCTGAATCAGCAAGGTCATCAATTGAGCAGTTGCAAAAAACCAATTGGTTTGATGGTGCTGAATATGACAGCAAGATCCATTGGATCATGAGGGGTGGTTCATCCATTGCAACACTGACTGAAGATGATTTGGCAGCACATGACATCAACAGTCAGTTGCCTGACCTGACAAATATTCAAAGGGAATCAATCCTAGAATTGCCACATACAATGTCAATGCAGTTCTTGGATCCTGACTTGAACCATGAACAGAATTCAGCCTATTCAAGAAAAAGGACAACCACAGGGAACCATATTGCAACAATCAGTGTGAATGTGGCATTGGATATTGATGATGCAACACAGGCCTGTGATGTCCTTCTATACAACAGTCATCAGGAAATTGAAGTCATTGAATTTCACCTGTCTGACAAATACCACAAATTTGTACCAACAGACCTGATCACTATTCCTATAAATGGAACCAACCAACTGGTCAGGATTGTTGAAAAGCAGCATTCAAAAGCAGGGTTCAGCACATACAGGGCAGTTCCTGAAGACACTTCAATTTATACACAGGCAAGAACAGGTGTCACCACAGGCACCACAGGTGATGTCTTGGTTGGCATCAATGGTGCTGCCTTCCTTGCCTTCATGGATCTTCCAATGCTGACACAGGCAGATGATCATGTTGGTGTGTATGCTGGTGCAGTGCCTTTCCTGACAACCTGGCAGGCGCATACACTATGGCGATTTATGGAAACCCTGTCATCATGGGTTGAACTTGCATCCTTTGTGGATCAGGCAACAGGTGGATCAGTGACAACTGCCCTGCCTGATGCAAGGGTTGGTGTTATTGACTGGACAAACACCCTGACAGTCAGGGTTGCCAATTCATCAATGACACTGACAAGCAGCACTGAAGAAACTGTTTTGGTTGATGGTTCTGTCAACAGGTTTGCCCTGATCAACCCTGATGGTGTCCCTGAAATCTGCCAGTTCATCACGGCAACTGACAATGCTGATGGCACCTATGATCTTGATGGACTGGTCAGGGGGTTGTTTGGAACTGAATATGCCACCACAGAACACACAACATCTGACTTTTTTGTCATGATTGATGTCCTGACCATTCAAAGACTGGAAATGGAATCAGGGGATATTGGTCAAGAATACAGACATAGGTTTGTTGGTGAAGATGAAGATTTTGATCTAGTGGATCCCCTGCCATTGACTGTGGAAGGGTATTCAGTCATGCCGTGGAACCCTGTACATTTAGCAGCAGCACAGTCAGGATCCCCGGCAGATTGGGATATTTCATGGGTTCCAAGGTCAAGATATAATTACATCATTGATTCTGATGTAGATTATGTTGATGACCCTGAAATTATTTCATATACAGTTGACATTATTGATACCAGTTCACCTGAATCTGTTGTCAGGTCCACAGATGTCACTGTTGGCACAGAAATCTTTACTTATACCAATGCAATGCAGGTGACTGACTTTGGAAGTACACAGGCCAATATCACCTTCATTGTCTATGCCAAAGGCACAACCTTTGGTGAAGGTTATGGGATGCGGTATGAAACGGCCAATGAAACTTCAACCATTGTGACACCAAAGGCATAGAAAATGGCAAGTACAATCCTAGAAATTATTGATTTTGTGAATGGACAGTCAAACCCTGCACAGACAATCAATGAAGCAGTTGCAGTGCTTGAGGCATCATCAGATGGGATGCTGACTGTTGACAGTTCTGGTGATTCTGATGTGACACTGACTGACACAGGTGACAGACCAAGGCAGTGGCACTATGGGTATATTGAAGTGGACAACACAGGATCAGCATGGACTGCACAAAGGAACCTGAATGTTCCTGCCAACACTAAAAGATATATTGTCTATAACAATAATGGGGCAGCATTCAATTGCAATGTTCAGGTGACAGGTGGTGGTGGTGCAGGTGTTGCCATTGCCAATGGCAAGACTGCAGTTGTGCAGTGTGATGGAACTGATGTGTTAAGGGTGACAGATGACACTGCTTAAAAAAATACTGACCATCATCATGGCAGTTGCTGTGGTGCTGATCATCCTGCAGTTCCTGTTTCCACAATACTTTTTCAATGTTTCTGATTATGGGGAACTTTGGAAAATATACGGTTTATTCTAATCTTCAGGAAGAAGTCAGAAGACACAGGTATGTGTGAAACACAAAGGGCACAGAATGTCAGATGATGATTTTATTTCATATCAAAGGAAATTGGTTGGTTGGTTCTTGGCAGGTTTAGTCAGTTCTGTTGGTATTAATCAGGGAATTCAAAAAACAACTTCAATCAGATATGACCCATTCACAGGGCATGATGCAGAAAGACTTGAAGAAAGGGTGATGGATTATGTTGATCAACGGTTCAAAATGCATAACACCATGATACCACCAGAAGCAACAAGGAAAAGGATCAGATATATTGAAAGATTTCTTGAAAATAAACATCAGGATTTCAATACACCAACATACCATTGGGGGAAGGCATTATGAACCTGGCGCGACTGACAGAAACACTGGTGAAGCATGAAGGGTTCAAACAGTTTCCGTACCATGACACAGTTGGAAAACTGACAATTGGTATTGGCAGGAACCTTGAAGATGTTGGCATTAGTCAAAGTGAAGCAAGAATTCTGTTATCACAAGATATTCAGGCAGCAGTTGAAGGGGCAAGAAAGAAGTTCTGGTGGTTTGATTCACTTGATGATGTCAGGCAGGAAGTCATTATTAACATGATTTTCAATCTTGGTTTGACAGGGTTTGGTGAATTCAAGAAAACCATTGGATATATTCAAGAAGGAAAATTTGATCAGGCTGCAGCAGAAATGTTGAATAGTGTTTGGGCAGATCAAGTTGGTGGCAGGGCACAGGAATTGGCACAGATGATGGCATCAGGGGTGGCAGTATGAATATACAAGGCAATATGAACAGGCCTGTTTTTCAGATTGGTCATGTGCTGACAACAATTACACTTGCAGTTTCTTTGTTAGCAATGGCAAATGCAACTGAAAACAAGGTTGAAAGAAATGAAGCAGTTCAGCAAATGATGATACAGCAGCAGCAGGAACTGAAAGCAGATTTCAAGGATTACAGGAAAGAGCAAAGGATTCTGCAGAATGAACAGATGAAAATGTTGATTGAAATTCAGTCTGAAGTTTCAAAAGGGGGTGAATGATGTTAGGTATATTCAAGGCATTGTTTGGATCTGGTGTGATGGGATCTGTTGAAAGGATTGCCATTGAAGCAATAGAAACATCAAGGGATGAAGCAGAAGCAAGGTCATTGTTTGTCAAAACACTTGATCCCAATGGGAATATGAGGCGTGATCTTTCAAGGTTTGCATCAAAGGCATATGGTTTCTATTTAGTGGCAACAACAATCCTGATATTTTTCCATTCATTTGATGTTGGTGGTGCTGAAATGCAGTCCAAGGAAGCAATTGAAGCAATGACAGGACTGTTTCTACCCATTACTACAGCATGGGGATCCATTGTGACAGCATCCTTTGGTGTCAACGGGATGAATTCCTATAAAGGCAAATAAAAAAATGCCCCCTGCAGGGGGGGCAATTCAAATGATGTTTATGGAAACCTGCAGGGGGTGGAAATCAAGGAAGGTGTTTTGACAGTTTCCACTGATCCAATAGATATGTTGGTCCATATCCAAGATCAGTGATATTTTCCTTTGTAAACACCTGCTGTGAAAATGCAAACCCTTTGAATTCAAAATGTGGCATTTCACCAATTGTCAAAA